TATAATTATAATATATATATAATGGGATATCTATGCCCGTTAACAGGAACCGTTATTTTCGTTATTAGGGGCGCACATTGGCAAGTAAGAACCTATCGAAAGAAGACTCCCAAAAGAAGGTTCTCGCCCTCCTTGAGCAGGGCTCATCCATTAAACTGGCTATGGAGAATGTAGGCCGAACAGAGTCATCCTACCGTCAGTGGTGCTTCCAAGACCCCGACTTCAAGGAAGCGGCAGAGAAAGCCCGCCTTGCAGGCAAAGGAATCCAACAGGACCTAGCCGAGTTAAAGGACATCTCCTACCCCGACTTCTGTGAGCAGTTCCTAGATACCAAACTTTTTGATCATCACCTTGACTGGCTCGACCTAATCGAAGGTCGTGAGCCTCGGTGGATTCACCCCTCCATGACTTATGAACAGGGAGCCCTAAATCGTGTCCTCATCAACGTTCCACCAGAGCACGCCAAGTCAACGGTCATCACGACCAACTATGTCACCTACAAAATTGTTACTAACCCTAATGCTCGGGTCATTATTGTATCTAAGACTCAAGGCATGGCACGTAAGTTTCTTGGAGCGATTAAGACAAGACTAAGCCACCCAGCATTTACCAAACTACAGGTGGCCTTCGGCCCCTCTGGTGGTTACAAGCAAGATGCGACCCAATGGTCAGCAGATATGATTTATCTAGGGACGGGACGCGACTCTGGAGAGAAGGACCCAACAGTCCAGGCACTCGGATTCGGATCTCAAATCTATGGCGCACGTGCCGATTTGATTATCCTAGATGACGTTGTGATGAACTCAAATGCCCATGAGTGGGAGAAGCAAATTGAATGGCTTCAAAAAGAAGTTATCACGCGCCTAGGGCGGCACGGAAAACTGCTTATTGTAGGAACCCGTGTCGCACCTATTGACCTCTACAAGATGATTAGAGATGGTTCACAGTGGACAGGTGGCAAGAGCCCCTTTACCTACTTCAGCCAACCAGCAGTATTAGAATTTGACGAGAAGCCTGAAAACTGGAAAGCCCTATGGCCAAAGACTGACAGGCCCGAGGGAGATGTAGACCAACCAGATGAAAACGGCTTATACACAAAGTGGGATGGACCCTCACTCTTTACGCGAAGGTCTGAGGTTGCTCCGTCGGTCTGGGCTATGGTCTACCAACAGGAAGACGTTCAAGAAGATTCAATCTTCGCCCCAGCCGCTATCGCAGGTTCCGTTAATGGGATGCGAAAAAGAGGGCCTCTCAAACCTGGGGTCCCAGGACATCCAAAGCACATTGAGTCTGCATACACAGTTATGGGTCTCGACCCAGCGATGACTGGTAACACGGGTGCGGTAATCTTATCGTATAACCGTGCTGATAGTAAGATTTATGTTTTAGATGCTGTTAATATGACAGAACCTAATCCAATGAAGATTAGAGCATTGATTGAAGAATGGGTTGACAAGTATCGCCCACAAGAACTACGTATTGAAATTAACGCCCATCAGAAGGCTTACGCCTTAGATGAGGACCTGCGTAACTGGCTAGCCCAGTATGGCACACGCCTTGAATCACACTTCACAGGCAAGAACAAATGGGATACATCTTTCGGTGTAGCCTCGATGGCTTCGTTATTTGGAACAATCAGAGATGGTCGCTTTCAAGATAACAACATAATCGAACTTCCAAGCAATGAAGGTTCTGAGGGTCTCAAGACCTTAGTCCAGCAACTAATCACTTGGAAGCCAGATACTAGAAACCCAACTGATACAGTTATGGCTTTATGGTTTGCTATCATTCGCATAAGAGAATTAATGCAACAATCTTCAAGAGTAGGTCAATACCAAAATAATAGATGGGCCACCCGCGCACAGAAGTCGCAACGTGGTTCTATACAACTAGATGAAGCCTTTGCCGAGCAATGGGTAGAGCAATACGGATAGGAATCCAATGGCATTAACAATTGAGCAAGTAGCACTAAGGGTTGATTCCCTGCGCTACCGCGCTACTGAAAGAGACGCCAAGGCAGGCGACGTTCTTGCTGTCCGTCAAGGTAAAATTGCAGACGTATACCCAGACTTCTTTCCAGATGGTGTAGATGCTAACGTAGTAGCAAACTTTATTGACGTAGTAGCCCGAGACCTATCTGAGGTTATGGCGCCACTGCCAACAGTAAACTGTTCTGCAGCGAATGCAGTCAACGACAAGGCTCGTAAGTTTGCTGATAAGCGCACACGTATTGCCTCAAACTACTTTGTTCACTCTGACCTATCAGTTCATATGTATACTGGTGCGGATTACTACATCACATACGGCTTTGTTCCATTCATTATTGAAATCGATGAGCCATCAGGGCTTCCTCGTATTCGTATTGAGAACCCACGTCAAGCATATCCAGAGTTTGACCGCTATGGTCGCTGTGTAGCATACGCCAAGCGTTATGTAATGACACTTGGGGAACTTATCTCACAATTCCCTGAATACAGAGGACAACTACTAGGTCCAGAGGGCTTTGACCAAGACTTAAACACTCAAATTGATATTTTCCGCTACTATGACAAAGAACAATCATTGGTCTATGTCCCATCACGCCAGAACTTAGTTCTATCTCAAGCCAAGAACCCTCTTGGAAAGATGATGGTAGTAATTGCAAAGCGTCCTTCTATTGATGCTGAGATGCGTGGACAGTTTGACGATGTTCTAGGAATTCAATTACTTCGTAATCGTTTTGCTATGCTTGCTATGGAAGCAGCAGAGAAGTCAGTTCAGGCTCCTATTGTTCTTCCACAAGATGTTCAAGAACTACAACTTGGTGGAGATGCGGTTATCCGCACAGCAAACCCTGCTGGTGTCCGTCGTGTAGATTTGAACCTACCACAAGGCGCATTTACTGAACAGAATTTGCTTAATCAAGAACTCCGCGTTGGAGCACGTTATCCAGAAGGACGAACTGGAAACATCAACGCATCTGTTGTTACTGGGCAAGGTGTGCAGGCTCTCATGGGAGCATTTGATACTCAAGTTAAATCATCTCAAGCCATTTTCGCTGCAGCACTACGCGATGTAATCGCTCTATGCTTTGAGGTAGATGAAACCTACTTCAATTTTGAGAAGACAATTCGCGGTGTAGATGCTGGTTCGCCATACGTAATTACATATACCCCAAGCAAAGATATCAATTCAGATTACTCTGCTGATGTCCGCTACGGTATGTTGGCTGGTCTCAACCCAGCACAGGGACTTATCTTTATGCTTCAAGCACTTGGTGGCAAGTTGATATCTAAGGATATGGCTATGCGTGAGTTACCATTCAATGTGAATGTAACCCAGGAGCAAGAAAAGATTGAAGTTGAAGATATGCGTAATGCGCTTATTGCTTCACTTCAAGCATACACCCAAGCAATCCCGCAGATGGCATCACAAGGGGGAGACCCAAGTGATATTATCCGCAAGGTTGCGGAGGTTATCAAGGCGCGTCAAGGTGGCAAATCTGTTGAAGATGCCATTGGGGACATATTCGCGCCACAGGTTCCTCCTGCTGGGGCCAATCCTATGGTTGAGCAAACGTCCCCTGCTCCCTCAGGTGCTCCAGTAGGAGGCTCTTTACCTCCAGAAGCAGCAATGCAAGGCGCACCAGAAGGCGCACCACAAGAAGCAGCACCAACAATTCAGAGTTTATTCGCATCTATGTCAGGTAGCGGCGAAACAACTTCAACGGCCAGAACGGTCAATAGAAACAGATAACTAAGTAGGGGACAATGACAACAATTATTGGAATAGAGCATAAAGACGCTGCAATTATTGTTGCCGATAGTCAGACTACTGACAGCAGTGGTTATATATATTCACATCATAGCGTTCAAAAAATAGCAGAACGTGGTCCATATCTAATTGCTGGCTCGGGAGAAGTTCTTCCTTGTGATATAGCACAACATGTATGGGAACCACCAGTTCCAACTAAAGCAGATAAAAAAGATTTATATCATTTTATGATTGCAAGGGCTATGCCCTCGCTGCGTAAATGTTTATCCGATAATGGATATAACTTCGATGAAGATAATAAAGAACTTAGGTTCCAGTTTATCATTGCACTCGGAGGCGAAATATTTGATATAGACCAGGAATGCTCAGTATCTAAAACTGAACACGGAGTCTATGCAGCAGGTTCTGGAGCAGCGTATGCACTTGGTGCATTACACGCTGGTGCTGATGCTTATGAAGCAATGGAAATTGCAAGCAAACTTACAGCATTTACAGCGGGACCTTATCTATCTAAAACACAACCTAGACATATTAAGTAGGAGGCAACGTGGCTGGAGTCAAAGGCAAAAGCGGCGGTCCTAACGGCGGTCCTCAATATAACCCAATGAATATTTCTCAAAATGGAAGCAATGGTCAAATGGCTACAGATACTCAAAAGGCACAATATGTTCCTGGGCTTCCTTGGGGTCAAGGCCAATCAACTTTAGATACTGCTCAAGCAGCACCATTAGCAGGCAATCCAACTGCAGGCGCTATGGGTGCTAGAACTGCACCACAACTTCCACCAGTGCAAGGTTTAAATGATTTAAATCCAGAAGGAGACCCAACAGACGGTCTTCCTTTTGGTTCACCAATAGGCCCAGATGCAATTCCAACCCCTGCTATGGCTGTGCCTCAACCAGAACAATCAATTCAAATGGTCCAGGCTATGTATATGCTAGACCCTACAAACCAAGATTTAAGATATATACTTGAAGTTGCATCTAACCAAGGGCGAATATGAGTTTACCAAAAGTTGGCAAAGATGCCAATGGTTTACCTATTCTCATCGGGGTTGAAGAGAGACAACTAACCCAGGCGCAAGCAGATTATTCAGATACGCTTAAGGCTGCCGAATTAGTAACAGGTCCACAAGGCGATAAACTTCGTGCTCTTCTAAGAAGTAATCCAACTGCATCTGCTGGACTTATGACTAGCCTTGCTAAAGCAGGGGCAATGCCCAACAATACTTTGGTTAATAACCTAGTTGAACTTGACAAGCAAACAAAGATTCAGCGCGAATTAGATATCAAAAAAGAATCTAATAGAATATCAACTGAAAATTTTAATGAACGATGGTATGGCAAATTATGGACTGGTTTTAAAGGTCTATCTAGAAACGTTGCTGTAATAGGTTCAACGCCTTTAGAGATTATAAGTTCCCCTATGCGTCAAGCCATTTCTGATGTTAGAGCAAAACGCGCAGGAGAAGAAGTAGATGAAAGTGCTTTTGCTTTTTACAAGAATGTCGCTACAAAGACACCTGAACAATCAACATTATTTCAAGCAACAAAACAATTAATTCAAGAAGGTAAAGTAGATTTAGGTGCGGGTTTTTTTCCATCTGAAGAAATTGGTGCTGGGTTCAAAGCGCGTCAGGCGCAGATGAAGGTTGCTAAACAATCTTTTCAAGTAAATGGTAAAACATACTACCGCCCATACTCTATTTTTGACCCACTTGCTACTGTTGTAACAAGCGCAACTGGTGATACTGAAGGAACAACTGCAAGATTTATTACTGCTATTGGTGACATAGGAGTAAGTGTTGCACTAGACCCTTTCCTTGCTGTAAGCAAGTTGAGAGAAGCCGAAAGACTTGGCCGTCTAGTAGCAGAAGGTAGCAAAGGTTTTACTGCTGCCAAAGCATCCAAAGAAGCCTCTTTGCTCAAGGCTCAACTTGACGAAGCAATTGCTCGCACTGAAAAATCTTTAAAGGCGGTTCATGGCGCAGGTGTAACAACCAAGGCTGCAAAGACAACCACCTACTTAAATAACTATAGAAAACAAATGAAACTCCAAGACGAGTTTAAGAATGTAAGCATCGATTACGATGGTATTGCTACATTCTTGTCTGGTGCTGGCGGCGAGCATATAATTGATACTATTGCTAATATTGATGACTGGCAACAGATTCAAAAACTTTCAAGAGGCAATCTAACAGTTAAAGAGGCTGTAGCATTATCTAGGGCTACAACCAGAGAAGAAGTTCTTGCTGCTATTGCCCCATATATTGCCAATGGAGAAGTTGTTCAGGGTTCTTTAGAACTTGGCAACAAGACCACAAGAGCACTGTCTAAACTTGTAAAAGGCAGCACCCCAAAGGTAATGTCATCTGCAACTGGAGCAGTTGCTAGTGCAATTACTAGAACTCCTTATTTAAGACAAGTCCTTAATGAAGCAAACGAATTATTTAACTGGGCATCTAATAAGTATAATGCTTTTGTTCCTGACGCTGATGGAACCTTAGTTCATATAAATGATACCGACAAACTTGTCGAAGTAGTAAACAATGTTGCACGTAAACTTAATTTAGATGATGTTACAATAAAAGGCTTACTTGATGAGATTGCACTTTCAGACGATTCTGTAAAAGCGGGATATGCTGCAACGGGCAAGTTGTTTGATAAAGTATTTGAGGCTTATGCTAAAAAAGCAAACTACACACCAGAGCAACTGAAAGCACTTGAAAACGCAACAAGAGTATTTAAGACTGAACGGGATAACACTGCGGCTTTCTGGGCAGAGCAACACGCTACTGGAACAGACATTGAATTTATGGTATCTGGTGGCAAACTTATCAAGGTCCACAGTTCCCACCTGGACTCTGAATTACTAAACTCTTTTGTATGGATTCCATCTGGAGATGAAGTAACAAAATTTCTTGGCGAAATGTCAAAATTTAAATATGCAACGAACGATATTATTGATGTAATGTCAACAGCCACAGGCTGGTGGAAAAAGTCAGTTATGGTTCGTCCAGCATACATTACTCGTAACATTGCAGAAGAGCAAATTCGTGTATTTGCATCTGGTCATATTTCATTCTTTAATAGTCCACTTGCTGCTATTGCTATGACCTTCGGCCGTGAAGATGGATATGCTTGGCAACGTGTATTAAATAAATTTGATACTGTGCGTAACGATGTATTTGATTCGTCATGGAAAATGGCTAAGGCCGCAGATGAAATTGATGCTGAAACAGCCGCTATGGATTTAATTAACCCATATGCTGATTTTATGGGAGATGCTTTTTACGGAGCCTCTGGCGACGGAGAGATGAACAAGATTATTAGAAATCTTGGATACACCAAAGAAGTATATGGACACCCTCTATGGTGGGGTGGTTTTGCAAGTCAAATGAGAATCTTGCACAATTCTGATTTTGTTCAAAGAGTGCTAGCAACTGGGCCAAGCAAAGAGGCCCAACTTAGAACTGTTAATTATTTCCTTAAGGGTGGCGGACGTAAGACACTAGAGCGTTTTGCTGGTAGCAAAGAAGAAGCAGCCAAAAAGATGCTTATGTCAAAAGAAGGCTTACTTGACTATCTATTTACTGGAATAAACAGTAAGGGCGAGTCAGTATCTGTCCTTGCCCGTATTGAAGAACTTGCTGGAGCAGGCGGAAAATCATCAAGCATGATTAAGAAATTGCTTGCCGATGGTGAAGTAACAGTAGGTCAAAAGACATTAAAGATTCCTGGCGGAAAAGAAATGGCAAATAATGCTATTGAAAACTCTAGGCAAGTATCAAAAGGTCGCAGGGCTTTAGATGATGCAAACAAAATATTTGCTAAAGATTTAGAAGAAGCATTTGCTGGAACAGGTAACTGGGATAATATTAGACTTACAGTGCCAAATCCATCTATCACTGGAACAAGGGCTAAAAAGCAAACCATTACAGATGCTGTAAACTGGTTCTTTGATGTATCTACAAAGTTTGAAAAGATTAGCACAATGGGTCCTGAATGGCGTCAGTCATACTGGGATGCTGTTAACCGCATAATTGGTTCTCTAGATGAGGACGCAATTGCTCAACTAGGAAAGACAGCAAAGAATTCTCTTGGACCTTTGCGTAACCCTATTACTGGTGAAAACATTGGACGCAAGCATCCTGTCTGGGAAAGCCTAAAGTATTCAGAAGGTAAGGGAAATGTAACTCTAGAAGAAGCACATAAGTATGCTTCTACCGTTGCTAACAGAAAAGTAACTAACCTCTTTTACAACGCTGGAAAGCGTAGATTGCTATTCCATCAATTACGCCTTGTGGCTCCATTTGCTCAAGCATGGGAAAATACAATTCGTGCCTGGGGTAATCTTGCTATGGAAAATCCAATGCAGGTTTACAAGGTTGGTAAAGCAATCAACTTTGCTGAGTCATCAGCATCTTCGGTTCTATATGAATTAACAGATGCTAAAGATTACTACGACCCATCTCAAGGATTTTTCTACAAAGACCCTAATACAGAAGAGCGCAAGTTCTTTGTTCCTCTTGCAGGAGCAGGAATAAACCTTCTTACACGGGCCGCTACTGGCGGCAGAGTGGGCTTTGAAGGTCCATTTGCGATGTCAGCAACTCCACAATCATTCAACTTCGCACTCGGTGGTGGAAGTATTATGCCTGGGTTTGGCCCAGGGGTAAGTATTTCTGCAGCAGTTCTAGATTCTTTAGATGCAAATCCGATGAAACTATTGCCTGCTGGTCTTGAAGAAGAAATCTACCGTGTAGCATTTCCTTATGGAACTCCAGATATTAAAAACAATGGTTTGCTAGAAACAGCATTTCTAAGTTCTAACTGGACACGCATATTTGGTGGTATAATAAATCAAGAGTATGCATTCGCAGGTGCTTTCCCAGCGACAATGACTTATCTGGCTAATAGCGGAGATTACAACATTGACGTTCCTGAAGACCAAGTAAGACTCGCTGCTGATTCAACTAAACTTGCTAAATGGTTTACTATTTGGCGTGGTATGACTGGTGCACTTTCCCCTATTCCTTTCTCGCTTCGCCCAGAAGCATTGGCTAAGAGTAAAGATGGAGATACGGTTCTAGCCACATCTTTGTGGGCTGACTTTAAGAATCTTGAAAAGGCTTCTGGTTCTAACAGGAATAAGGCTTATGCAGATTTCTTAGATACTTATGGCCCTGAGCAAATCTTTGCAATCATCAAGACAACTTCAGGATTTGAACCAACCAACTTGCCTACATATAACTTGATTAAAAAAGACCCTTCTGTCATGAACAAGTATTCAGAAGTGTATGGTATGTTCTACCCTAATGGCGAACTATCTCAAGTTCTTTATAGATATCATCAACAACGTGGTGCATTTGAAAAGATGTCTGCTGAGGATATTATGAAGAAGGCTACCCAGATTCGCTACTATGCTGCTCTTGATAGACTCAATGCGCGTTCTGTTGCTGAAGGCTGGGACAGTTCCCAACTCAAGGAAGCAAAGACATCAGTCACAAAGGCGTATGGCCAAAGAGACTTAACCTTTGACATATCTACTGGAAAGCAAACTAAGTGGGAAAGACAACTTCGTGCCGCTACCCAAGATGAGAACTTGGCTGATTCTGAAGCAGTAGTTGGTCTGACAGATTACATGTATCTACGTGATAAGGTTCTAGCAGAACTTGATAAAGTTGGGCTTAAGACATTAAACAACGCCACCTCAGAACCTCAACGAGCATTCCTTGCCGAGCAAGCAGGTAAGATTATTGAACGTAATCCCGATTTCCAGAAAATATTTTACGCATACTTTAAGAGAGAATTGGAAGGCTAAACAATAATGGCTATTACAGATGTTGCTCTAGGCCTAGGTGGCAATTTCATTTTGGACAAGTTAAATCCTGAAAAGCCTGCCAAAAAGAAAACAAAAGAAAAGAAAAAAGGCGCCTCTAATCCAAGCGAAGATGCTCTTAATGCTATTATACCTGAAGTTAGTAGCAGTGAGCGCAGTGCTAGCGGTATCCCTATCGGAACCGAGGTAAAAACTGGAGATGCATTTACTAAGGTTAAATACTCTGTAGTAGACCCATATAAAACATATGCCACTTTAAGTAATACTCAAAGAGCAAATCTTCTATTTCAAATGGGAAGCATTCCTGGCCTTTATGCTAAAGGCGATGCACCAACCCTAGAATATATCGGTAAACAAGGTAATGCCGTAACTTTTAGAAAGCAAGATTATGATGCTTTATTAAAGATTATGGCTCACAGCGACAAGGCTGGAACAGCATCTTATACTGACAGTATTGCAATATTTAATAACAACCCTGCACTAGGTGAGCAATATTTTGGCAAGGTGAATAAAGTCGGCAGGGAGATAGCCCTATCTAGCCCAGCAGCGTTAGAACTTGATTTAAGTGACAAGTTTATGGATTTGTTTGACGAACCAGCAGATAAGAAAACTGCCAAGGCTTATGCTACAGAAATGCTTAAAGCCCAACAAGCAGCGGGTGGAGCCAATAAACTAGACCCTGTATTGTCTGAAAGAATATTTAGAAAGTATGTCACCAAGAAGGCAAATACTTTAGTCTCTACTACTCTTGAAGATGGGGATGCTAACACCAATCCTATCACTGAGGGTGCATTTGGTATGACTATTACTAAACTTAGAAATGCCTACTTTGAAAACTATCTTCCAATCAACGAGAAGAAGGTTTACAAGGATGCAATTGCTGCATCTCGCAGTCCTCAGGCTCTTCAGAATGTCCTACAAAATGTTCAGATGAAGGCAGCCCAATACTATCCTGCAGTAGCAGAAGGTATCAGAAATGGACAAACAGTATCTGATTTGCTAGATGCCCCTATAAATTCCTTTGCAACAGTATTTGGAGTTAAGCCAAACCAAGTCCCACAGTCTTTCCTTTCAAAAGTTGCCAGTGGAACAAGTATCCCAAGCCAAGATGACGTTGATAGAATAATCTACAGTTTTGATGGAATTGAAAATGCCCCAGGATATAGAGCCCAACAACTTAATGACTTTAAAACAATGTTTAAAACTTTTGGAATAGGACCTGCATAAATGGCAACTAAAAAACAAATTGCTGCTGTGGCTGCAGCCCAAAAGGAAGTAAATAAACAATTAGCAGCAACCAAAAAGTTGTCGTCAGTTTTAGCACCTAGAATTAATACACCCGATAATATAGCATTTGGACTACCAGCAAAGCCTACGCTTACCGCTGCAGAAGAAAGAATGTTTGGTGTATATGAGGACTCATCTGGAAGAATAGTTCCTGGAACAAGACCTACTGCGACTACTACGACTACTACGACTACAACGCCTACCTCTACTGATGATAAAAATAAAACCCCAGTTGCACCACCAATAACTTCTTCGGAAGATGCATTGTTTAATGTAATGCTAGAGGCAATGAAGGTTTATAATATACAGAATTTTGCATCTACTTGGGCTAAGATTCGCAAGGATTACCCTACAATTTCAAGTGAAGATGCAATGAATTTATTGCGTTATGACCCACGATACAACGGAGACTATAACCAACGCTTCGCTGGTAATGCAGCAAGAATTAAAAATGGCTTCGGTGCTTTGGACGAGAAGACATACCTTGAGATGGAACGTGGATACTCTAAGATATTTAAAGATTACACTTTATCTACCTTTGACAATACTGCCCAATATGCTACTTTGATTGGTAACAATGTTGACGTTGTTGAAGCAGGCAAGCGTGTATCATTGGCGTATGACAGAATTCTTAATGCCGATGATGCTATATTAAATGCTTGGCGTCAATTCTTCCCACAACTTAGCACTTCAGATTTAACAGCAATGATGCTAGACCCTAAGAACCAATTGGCTATTATGGAACGTAAAGTTCAGTCAGCAGAAATTGGTGGAGCAGCACTTGCTCAGGGTTTAAATGCATCTCTTGCTGCTCAAACTATCAAGTCTAATCGCTATAGCAATTTGACTACTGGCACAATAGGCACTGAAAACATCAAGGATGCCAACCAAAGTCTAGCACAGACAAGAGCAGATTACGAGAAGATTGCTGGTGAACTTCCAGGCGCTGAAAAACTCAGTTCTATATATGGTGGTCAACTAGAACAATATGGACAAGTAGAAGCAGAAAAGGCTAACATACTTGGACTTGCTTCTGAGAAGCGCAAGTTAGAAAGATTAATTGCCAGAGAAAGCGCAAACTTCCAAAGCAGCGCAGGAACCTTTGGCGGTTCTTTCAAGCAACCAAAAGGCTTCTAACTAAATAGATTCCCGATGTGGACCTATCGGCCCCACACGGTGTATTAGACCGATAGCAAGAGCCAAACCATTTCCCCGAATGACTTTGAGGCTTGCGACTAACAACGAATAGAAGGGTGGGTTGCTATGAGCAACAACTACTGGGATGATGACGAAGACGACCTAGATACCGACACTGATGTGCAGATGGATGGAAGTGACTTACTTAAAAAGTTACGTAAAGCCAAACGCGCAGATGAAAAGCGTATTAAGGAACTCACTGAGCAACTTGATGGATTGTCAAAGGTGCAGCGTGAGCGGACAGTCAAAGAAGTCCTAGAAAAGAAGGGTGTAAACGCTAAGGCGGCTCGTTTAATTCTTAAAGACATTGATGATATTAGCGAAGAATCAGTTAATCACTGGCTCGACGATAATGCTGAATTGTTTGGAATTAAAGTAGATGCCCCAGAGCCTAAAGCAAATGAAATAGACCGTGCAGCATTGCGTCAGCAAGATGCCATAACTACAAATGCTTATAGCCCTGACCGAATGGAAGATTTAAATATGCGTATTGATGGTGCGGATTCTATGGACGCACTTCTAGACGTTCTTCGTTCACAATAAATAATCATAGTTTAACTTAATCACCTTGGAGGTGACACAATGGCATATGTATCAACAGACTCAGCCTCATTAGGAGGCACTGCTGGTAGTGCTGGTTTAGTTCAAAAGGCGTATGACCGTCTTTTGGAATTCGCCCTCCGTTCTGAACCATTAATTCGTTCAGTCGCAGATAAGCGTCCAGCACGTCAATCAACACCAGGACAAACAGTTGTCCTACAAAAGTATGTTGACCTTTCAGCGGCAACAACTGCTCTAACAGAAACAACTGACCCAGATGCAGTAGCAATGTCTACACCAACATCTGTAACCATTACTCTTAACGAGTATGGTAACTCAGTTCTTGTTACACGCGCTTTGGAACTATTCAGCCTTGCTGATGTAGACCCAGCGATTGCTAACATCATTGCTTTCAACCTAGCAGATTCAATTGACTCAGTAGCGATGACAACTCTTCGCGGTGGTTCAAACGTAATCTACGCAGGTGCAACAGCAACATCAACAGCAACAATTACTGCTGCTGCAACACTATCTTCTGCTAACATCCGTAAGGCTGTTGCAAAGTTACGTGCTGGAAAGGCATCAGGCCGTAAGGGTTCACTTTACTGGGCTGGTCTCCACCCAGAAGTTTCACACGACCTTCGTGCAGAAACAGGCTCAGCAGGCTGGTTGCTTCCTAACCAATATGGTTCTTCACAAGACCGTATCTGGGCAGGAGAAATCGGAACATACGAAGGTGCATACTTCGTAGAGTCTCCACGCCTTTACAATGCGACAGACGGTGCATCATCTGCACGTAACTATCGCACAATCATCGCTGGACAGCAAGCGCTTGCAGAAGCAGTTGCTGAAGAGCCACATGTAGTTATCGGACCAGTAGTTGACAAGTTGATGCGTCACCGCCCAATGGGTTGGTATGGCGTTCTAGGCTTTGCTCGCTACCGCGAAGAAGCACTATACCGAATCGAATCAGGTTCATCAATCGCTTAGTTGATTGAAGGTAGGCCAGGGGCTTCGGCTCCTGGTTTACATTGAGTTCACTAAGGAGAACTAATGCCAAATTATGTGTTTAAGACTCCAGTAGTCGAAGAAGGACCTGCGGGTAATCACAGACTATTTTATTTCTATAAACTCGACAGAGGTATATCAATAGCAAAGACTGGCTCTTCCTACTCACAAATTCGATATCCTTTGGATGAGAGTATGGATGACTACGATGCATTCTACATAGGTGGTCATAACCATATAGTAACTGAAGCAGAAAAAACTGCTTTGATTGCTGGTGGTGTTGGCGTTACGGAAGCAAACTTTACGGCAGTATAAGGGGACATATGAAACATTGGGAATATCATCCAGTCTATGATGAGACTTGTTTCGGATGTAAGGGTTCAACCTTGCAGATGAATTCAGGAGATGCAAAGAGAGATATACCAGATAAGAAATGGAATGCAGAACTGCAAGCCTACAGAGATGCTAGGAACCAGGGAATGCAACCAGCAGGAACCAGTATGCGACATATTCAAGAAGCATACAAAGCGTCAGAGACTTTGGGTAAAGCCTACAATTCGGAGACTATGCCTAAAGCAAAAGATATAAATAAAAAATCCGCAGAAGTTCTCAAAGAGATTGGACAAGTATAATGCCAAAAGTTGGAATGAAGAAATTCCCATACACCGCCAAGGGCAAGAAGGCTGCTAAGGCTTACGCTAAGGGTGAGAAGATGGAATCTAAGGCTGAAAAAATGATGGAAATGAAAAAGGGTATGAAGCCTATGAAAAAGATAGGCAAGAAGAAGTAAGTGGGCTACCTAGATAATTTAATGAAGGAAGCCAAAGACCTTAACAAGGCTTCCCAAAGACGCTCAAATAGTTCTGCAAAGGGCGACACTTACCCACCAAATGATATTGCTCCTGGCGGTAAAGGTCGCGAGTATTACGCAAATAAAGCAAATATTGCTCGTCGTGATGAAGATGCACAGTTCGGCCAATTGCTTGGTGCTTTGCTCCAAGGACGCCGTTATGATGATAAAACAGGAAAGCAAATCAAAGCCACCAAGAAGGGTAAAAAATGAAAGAACCAATTAAGGGCACAGCAGCAAAGAAGGCTGCACCAAAAGGTCCTAAGTCACACTACAATATGAAGATTAAAGTTTCTCAGGAAACAATCGATAAGGTTAAAAGCCAAGGTATGACAAAGGCTCTTGCTAAGGCAGGAAAGAATCCAGTTGCTGCTGGAACAACTCCTAAGACTAAGAAGCAAGCAGAATACGTAGAAGCAGTTCGCCGTCTATACGGTGAGACACGCTTCCAAAATGCTATCAATAAGCCAAAGGCTTCTCCTGGCCCAGCAAAGTCAAACTTTACCTACGGTGGACCAACAACACCTAGACCAAAGTCAAACTTTACTTACGGAAACTAATCTTAAATAATGCAAGACCCAAGACTAAAGCGAGCAGGGGTGTCAGGCTTCAACAAGCCTAAGCGCACCCCTAGCCATCCTAAGAAATCACACGTAGTTGTAGCCAAAGAGGGTAGCAAAGTAAAGACTATCCGTTTCGGACAACAAGGCGTAACTGGTGATAAGAAGCCAACTGCTAGACAGGCCTCATTCAAAGCCCGTCATGCGAAGAACATTGCCAAGGGCAAGATGTCGGCAGCATATTGGGCGGATAAAGTAAAGTGGTAGCAAAGAAAAAAGCAAAGTCTAAAGTCAATGCTGCTGGCAACTATACTAAGCCTAGCATGAGAGCGTCTTTATTTAAAAAGATTAAGGCTGGTTCTAAGGGTGGAGACCCTGGGGAATGGTCAGCACGTAAGGCTCAACTACTAGCCGTTGAATATAAAAAAGCAGGCGGAGGTTATAAGTAATGGCACTTGCTAAATCTCAAGTATCGCTCAAGAAGTGGACTGAACAAAAGTGGAAAACTTCTGACGGAAAACCTTCTAAGGGCAAAAAGAGATACTTGCCAGAGGCAGCATGGGCATCGTTAACTCCTGCAGAAAAAGCAGCAACTAATAGGGCTAAGGCAAAAGGCAATGCTAAGGGCAAGCAGTTCGTTAAGCAACCTAAAGCAATTGCAAAAAAAACCGCAAAGAGTAGATAACAAAGGTGGGGACAATGGAAGAAACAGTATCAATCGCTTGGTGCGACAATGGTATGGTGGACGGTAAATTTATGCAAGGTGTCACAGATGTGATGCTCCATTCAGGAGTTACATTTGCTACTACTTTGCGAAGTCAAGGCAACCAGATAGGTAGACAACGTGAGACTGTGGTCAACTACTGGTATAACAATAATAAATCTGATTGGCTACTATGGGTAGACTCAGATGTTGTTTTAAGCCCAGAGGTATTCCTAAAACTCTGGAAGAAGAAGGATGCTTTAACTAAGCCTCTTTTGACGGGCGTATACTTCACCACAGATACCCCAGAAGAGCCTTTAATGGTGCCAATGCCGACTGTATTTGAGTTTGTTAATGAAGAAAACACAGTAGGAATTAAACGCCTTCATCCACTACCTGAGAACCAATTCCTGAAGGTAGGAGCAGCGGGTATGGGATTCGTCTTAATGCACCGCAGTGTTGTAGACAAGATTAAAGCAGCAGTGCCTGGAGCACCACTCTTTACAGAGATTGGTGTAGATAAATCATTTATGGGAGAAGATATATACTTCTTCGCTCTATGCGATAAGGCTGATATTCCAGTCTGGTGCGATACCTCAGCATTAGTTCCGCATATGAAACGCTTTTCGTTTGATGAGCATTATTACAAAGCATTTATGGGTGCCCCTAAAAAGGAACAACCTAAATCAAAAATTATTACGCCTAACAGAAAATAAGGAGTCACAATGGCACTAGGCAAAGCAGGTAGCAGTCTTACAGCAGAACTTAATAGGCTTGCTGGCACAACTGGATTAGATGAACAAGGTGCTGCTAATGCTTGGGCTGGGACAACTGGACTTGCAACTGTAGGTGCTCTTAACATCAAAGCACAAGCAGCAAGAACAAGAGATAACTTTAAAGATATTGATGGCATCTGTAATGAACTTGCTTCAACTACGGGCTTAGCAGCCCCTGCAGCCTTAAGGAGCATAAACGCGTGACAACTACACTAACGGACCTAATCAATGAAGTCCAACTAAACCTATCAGGATATACCTTTAATCAGGATAGGGCTACACATCTTCGCTCTACTGTCACTACAACTGTATCATCTAGTGCATCTCCAACAATTCTTGACCTAGGTTCAACTGACAATGTTGGCAAGGGTGTCATAGAAATTGATGAAGAGTTAATGTGGATTGATTCATTTGACCGCATCTCTAACACAGCGACTATCTCCCCTTGGGGTAGAGGCTACCTTGGAACTACTGCGACAACCCACGCACAAGATGCAAAGGTTACTATCTCGCCTACGTTCCCACGTTATGTAATCAAGAAGGCAATCAACGATACTATTAGAGCCATTGGCTCATCTATCTTTGCCGCTAAGGTTACGACCTTTACTTTTAACGCTGCTAAGACAACATATGATTTTAATGATTTAGATATCCAAAATATCCTAACCATTATGTGGCAATCAGTTGGTCCTTCTGAAGAATGGATTCCTGTTCGCCGTTGGTCTTGGGATTCAGTAGCAGATGCTACAGCCTTCGGAGCAAATGCTCAGACCGTAACTATCGGAGACTACATTACCCCTGGTAGAACTGTAAAGATTATTTATGCTACAGACCCAGAGGCTTTCACAACTAATGCTCAAGACTTCTCAACACAAACTGGTCTGCCAGAATCTTGCAAGGATGTAATTATCCTAGGTTCTGCCTATCGCTTGCTTACCTATCTTGACCCAGCACGTGCTGCACAGGTTAGCCCACAGGCTGATGAGACAGATACTAAGCGCCCTTATGGTTCATCTCAATCTGCAACCAAACAACTTTACGCTCTATATACACAACGCTTGAACGAAGAAACCCAAAGACAACAAACGCTCTATCCAATCCGCGTCCACTACAGCCGATAGGTAAAAAATGACAACTAGAAAATATTCCTCAAAAGCCCAGCAGACAACACTGGCTTCATCTATCAACGCTACGGTTACATCAATGACTGTAGTCAACGGTCCAGCGGTTATGGGTGGTAAGACACTTACTGGCACACAGACCTATACAGTGGTGATTGACCCTGATACAGCCCTTGAAGAAATTGTAAACGTAACCTTATACTCATCTGGTAACACACTAACAATTGCTAGAGGTATTGACTCAGCATCACCTGGCACTGGCTCATCTCACTCTGCTGGTGCAGTAGTGCGACATATGGCAATTGGTAGAGATTACCAAGAAGCCAATGACCACATTGAAGCAAGTGCAGCAGTTCACGGTTTAGCAGGTTCTGTAGTGGGAACCACTGATACCCAGACACTGACTAACAAGACTTTAACAAGTCCAGTAATTACAAGCCTTACTCTTGGTGATGGCAACATTGTATTTGAAGGTGCTACCGCTGATGCCTTTGAAACAACCCTTACAGTTGTAGACCCAACAGCAGATAGAACAGTAACTATCCCAGATGCAACTACAACTTTAGTTGGCACAGATACTACTCAGACTCTTACTAACAAATCTTTAACTAGCCCAACCATTACTGGCACAGGTGCTATTGCTGGAACCTTTACAGGTAACCTTACTGGTAACGTAACTGGTAACGTATCTGGTTCAGCAGGTAGCGCAACAGGTAATGCTGCAACTGCTACTGCTCTTGCTACTGGTAGAACATTCCAACTTACTGGAGATGTAGAGGCAAGCGGTGTTACATTTGATGGCACAGGAAACGTAAGCCTTACTACAGTAATTGGCACTGGTGCAATTGTTAACGCAGATGTTAATGCTTCTGCTGCTATTGCTAAGACTAAGTTAGACCTTGGTGGAACTATTACCTCTGCTGACTTGGTAGATGGAACTATTGTTGCATCAGATATTGCTAATGGAACTATCACTGCAGCCAAGATGGTCACAGACCCTTATGCCCGTGCTAACCACACTGGCACTCAACTAGCAGCAACTGTATCTGATTTTGATACCCAAGTAAGAACATCTCGCCTAGACCAGATGGCTGCACCTACTGGTTCAGTATCTGTTAATAGCCAGAAGATTACTTCTCTTGCTACACCAACAGTTAATACTGATGCAGCAACTAAACTTTACGTAGATACCAAGGTTGCTGACCTTGTTAACTCTGCACCTGGAACACTAGATACCCTTGGTGAGATTGCAACAGCAATCCAAGCAGGTGGAACTGTCTACGACTCCTTTGTCTTAAAGGCAGGAAGCACAATGACAGGTGCTCTTACTCTGTCAGGTGCTCCTACAGTAGACCTACACGCTGCTACTAAGGCTTATGTAGATACTATTGCTGGCTCTGCTACGGCTGCTGCAGCCTCCGCTGCTGCTGCTGCCACAACCTATGACAACTTTGACGATAGATACCTTGGAGCCAAGTCTAGCGCTCCTAGCGTAGACAATGATGGCAATGCTCTTATTGAAGGTGCTTTATATTGGAACTCTGTATCTAACGCAATGCTTGCGTGGGATGGTGCTGCTTGGGCATCTATCTCATCTACTGCCGACATCTACCGCTATCGCTTTACAGCAGCAGGTGGAGAAACATCTGAGTCAGGTCTTGATGATAACGGATTAACTCTTTCCTATATTGTAGGTAAAGAGCAGGTATACCTAAATGGTGTTCTACTAGTTCGCTCAACAGATTATGTAGCAACTAATGGAACAAGCATTGCCTCTCTTGCAGCACTAACTGCTGGAGATGTTCTTGAAATAATTACCTTTACTCCGTTTGAAGTAGCGAATGTTCTTAGCCCTACATTGTTTGATGCTAAGGGTGACATACTGGTTGCTACTAGCGCAGACACTGCTGGTAAGTTAACAGTAGGAACTAATGGTCAAGTATTAAAGGCTAACTCAGCAACCGCTACAGGTTTAGAGTGGGCTGCAGTAGATGCTCTACCTTCTCAGACTGGTAACAGTGGAAAGTATTTAACAACTAATGGCTCAAGTGCATCTTGGGGAACCATTACAACAGACCCAACCCCAACAGTATTTTTGCTGATGGGTGCTTAATCAAACACTAAGGAGAAATAAATGCCAACAACTTACAAGGTGCTTGGTCAAAGCAACCCAAGCGCAACAACAGCAACAACCCTCTACACAGTTCCTTCTGCTACTTCAACAGTAGTATCAACAATTACAATATGTAATCAAACAGCAACTGCTGCTACATTCCGTATTGCAGTTCGTCCAGCAGGAGCAACCTTGGCAGCGCAACACTATGTGGCTTACGATGTAGCCGTTGGTGCTTCAGATTCAACTGCACTTACGCTAGGTTTAACTCTAGCCACTACCGATATTATTACTGTATATGCTTCAACAGCAACTGTTTCATTTGCTGCTTTTGGAAGCGAGATTTCCTAACAATGGGAATTTTATCTTTTTCACAAGGTTTTACAAAAACAAATGTTGACTATTCTTTAGGCGTTGAATATCTTATTCAAGCAGGTGGCGGTGGCGGTTGCGCACCAACATCAGGATTTGGTTCAGGCGGTGGTGGTGGAGGTGCTGGTGGGTTTACAACAGCATCAACAAAAATTACTAAAGGAACAACTTATACAATAACCGTTGGCGCTGGTGGCGCTGCTGGTGCAAATGGTGGGATTAGTTCTGCATTTGGAATTATTGTTCCAGGTGGTGGAGGCGGTTCTGAAACTGGTAGTAATCCAAATACAGTAGCATTAGCAAGAACCCTTATTCCTAAATCTGGTGGTTGCGGTGCTGGTGGTGGACCAGGATATAACAACTCAGCATCTGTTCAAGGTCTTGGTGTATCTGGTTATGGTTATGAAGGTGGCGAAGGTAGTGGTGGTAGAGGTGCTGGCGGTGGAGGAACATCTGCAGCGGGTAATTCTAACGGCACAGGCGGAGCAGGAACAGCCTCATCTATTACTGGCTCATCTGTAACTTATGGTGGAGGCGGTGGTGGTGGAGATGGAACTACTGGCGGCTCTGGCGGCGCAGGTGGTGGTGGTAAAGGTGCTCAAACATCGGCAGCCGCTGTTGCTGGCACAGCCAACACTGGAGGTGGTGGCGGTGGATGTTTAGATACACGCGCTGGCGCAGCAGGTGGAAGTGGTGTAGTAATTGTTAAAACTTTATCTACTGCTGCAAGCACTACTGGTTCTCCTACGTTAACCACTAGCGGTGGATACAATATATATAAATTTACTGCAAGTGGAAGTATAACTTTCTGATGACACTTAGAAGTTTTAAACGCTCTAGTCTAACCAATACTATTAAGTATCAAGGTATGTTAGTGGGTAACGATGCCTTTATTCCAAACTCCTATGAATCTATTGCTACTGCAACTCCTACAAGTGGCACAAGTGTAACTTTTTCGTCTATCTCAGGTTCATATAGTCATCTACAAATTCGCTACAACATTAAAACTTCTGACAATGGTAGTTTTATTTTAATGCGTATCAACGGCGCAACGAGCAGTATTTACTCGCAGCATTACTTAAACGGCGATGGCTCTACTGCTTCTGCTGGTGGTAGTTCTGCCCTAAACACCATTAGCCGCTTGCAATTTCCTAACGGCACAAGTCCTACTTATCCCAATGTAAGCGTCATTGACATTCTTGATTACACATCTACTACTAAAAACAAGACAGTTCGCTGGCTTTCTGGACAAGACGGAAACGGGTCAGGCGAAATTGTTTTAGGCTCAGCCGCTTATTTAGCAACTACCGCAATTACATCTATTGAAATTTACGGCATAACTTATCAGGCTGGCACTTCAATAGCCCTATACGGAATTAAGGGAGCATAATGGCTGCAACTTATGAACCGATAGCAACAACTACTTTAAGTGGCTCAACAAGTGAAGTAACTTTTTCAAGCATTGCATCTTCTTGGACTGATTTAAGACTGGTTTTTGTAGGGGTATCCTCAGCACAGGCTTTATGTTTACAATTTAATGGCGATACTGCTACAAATTATTCATTAACAGTTTTGCGAGGAGATGGAACTTCAGCAGTTTCCTCACGCAATACTTCTATTGACAGGCTAATTGTGCAATCATTAACAGGAACAAATCCCAATTTAGTGACTTGCGACATTTTTTCTTATGCAGGTTCTACAAACAAAACTTGCCTTAATTCTTCATCAGAAGATAACAACGGCAGCGGAAATACTAGACAGTCAGTAGGATTATGGCGTAGCACTTCTGCAATTACATCTATCCGTGTTTATGGTTTTTCAGGTTCAAACATTACTGGAACCGCCACACTTTACGGAATTAAGGCGGCATAATGGCAGCAAATACCTATACCCTGATTAGTTCTAACGTGCTTGCCTCATCTGCTGCAAGTGTTACCTTCTCGTCAATTCCTGCTACTTATACTGATTTGGTGGTTAGAGCATCTATACGAAGTGATAGAGCAGCGGTAAATGATGGTTTGTTTTTAACATTTAATTCTGATACTGCTTCTGTTTATAGCGCTACTTCTTTATACGTTAATAATTCAACCACTGTTCTTAGTGGGCGAGCAAATGGAACACCTTCTGATACATTTTATTATTATACAGATGGAGCAAACGCTACTTCCAATACTTTTTCCAATACCGAACTTTATATACCAAGTTACACTGCATCACAAAATAAACCTTTGTCATTAACTTCTATGGCAGAAGGAAACACTACTAATTTTAGTATGGGAGCAAATGCAGGTTTATGGCGTAACACTGCTGCTATGACATCAATAAACATTGTTTCATTTGTTGGTGCTAATTTCGTAACAGGCTCATCATTCTATTTATACGGCATCAAGAAAAACTAAGGAGATACTAATGACAAAAGCAATAGAAGTAAACTGCACCACAGGAGAAGTCACAGAGCGTGACTTAACACCTGACGAAATTGCGGCACAAGAGGCAGCAGCCCTAGCAGCAGCAGACCAACAAGCAGCAGCAGAAGCCGAAGCAGCAGCAGTCGCTGCAGCCAAAGCAGCAGGACAGGCTAAATTAGCAGCCCTTGGTTTAACAGCCGAGGAAATCGCAGCCCTATCTAAGTAAGGATAACTAATGAGTAAAGCAAGAGATTTAGCCAACGCGGGAACCGCACTAACTACTGTATCAGCAACAGAACTTGGATACCTAGATGGTGTCACTTCTGCCGTTCAAACACAGGTAGATGCCAAGATAGCAAAGTCAACAGCAACGACCAAGGGTGACTTGTTAGCAGCGACAGCATCGGCAACGGTTGCTAGATTAGCAGTTGGTGCTAACAACACAGTTCTTACTGCAGACAGTGCTGAGGCTACAGGACTTAAGTGGGCTACGCCTGCTGCTGGCGGAATGACCCTTATCAGCACAACTTCGTTAACTGGTTCAACAATAACTCTTTCAAGTATTCCCGCTACCTACAATAATTTACAATTAGTTATTCGAGGTTTCAAATCCACTACTGACGGAGAATCATATAACTTACGTTTTAATGGTGTTACTACAAATAATTATGTCGCTTCTACCGATAATTTAGGAACTAAAACTTTTAACTCAAGTTCTATTGATAGTCCTGGAAATGATAACACTAACAATACAGGTTTCGGCGTTCATAATCTTTATGATTATGCGAATACTGTAACTTGGAAACTATGCGATTCGGTTATGTTTGGTATCGACCAAACAACAACTACAAGCATAGGAATAAGTCGAAAATTTGGGGCTTTTAACTCAACTTCTGCAATTTCAAGCATTACAATTTTTCCAGGTGCAGGAACTTTTAGCGGTGGGACCGCCTTACTTTACGGAGTGAAATAATGACAAAATCAAAACGACCAATAGTTGTAATTCATGATGTATCAACAGGCGAAATTATTGAGCGTGAAATGAACGATGCAGAATTTGCTCAATACGAAGCAGACCAAGCAGCGCAAGCAGCAGCCCAAGCCGAAGCCGAAGCAAAGGCTACAGCCAAGGCAGCACTCTTAGCACAACTAGGTATTACAGAAGAGCAAGCAAAACTTTTACTTTCTTAATTAAGGAGCATACGTGGCAGGTCGTGATATTACCGAAGGTCGTGGTTCGTCCACTCCAGACGTAGGCTTAGCAATTGCAGTTGACGTAGGTATCGTTGCTGACGGAGGAATCTGGCAGAATACAAACGAATCCTATGACGTTGCACTTGGTGGCTTGCCATTCTTCTATGCAATCAATGATGCTAGACCATACATTCGTCAGACTGCACCATTCCGTAAAGAACAATTTGATAATCAGGCTGAGCCAGGAGAGCAATCGCTAACTGGCTGGTGGCTTAGAAGTCAGATGTCGTTTCACTCTGGCACAGGCATTAAGTTCTTTGACCCTGCTACTACCGATGAGGTAGGGCATTATCGCTTTGCTGATAGCAAAGGTGTAGATGTATGGACTAAAGGACAGGCAACACTGCTCAAGTCTTGCACCTCTGGTCACATTACTACTGGTCCTATTGCATCTAACCTTAGTGTTCAACAACATTTGCGCTCTATCCAATGGAGCACAAGTAAAGGTGTATTGCTACACGATGAGTATGATGTTGACAAGATTGATTCAAGCGGAACTGTTACACA